GATAGGAGGGGTTAAGATCTTTAATCCCCTTAAAGAGCAGAGATTTGGGGAGATCTCAGAGAAAACTTTTATTACTTCTTCCAGACAAAAAGGGGTAGCTAGTTTGGAATCTCAACAATTGTATACAAAGATTCCTCAGAATTTAAAATACTATAATAGTATTATAAGCGAAACTTTTAATATATAGGAGTTAAAATATGCCAGCAGTAGCTAGAAGATTGAGTAAAGATACCGTCAATGTTCCTTCCCACGGAACTCCTAATTCATGCCCCCCAAGTATATGTTGTGGATTTGCATCTGTAATTACAACTTTAGAAGGCTCTAGTGATGTTTTTGTTAATTTAATTTCGGGAGGAGAAGGAATTGTTAGAAAAGGGGATAAGCACATTTCCCATCCTGATCCAGCATGTATTCCTCATCAAACCCCTTTAGCTACATATTCTCCAACTGTATTTGCTAATGGAAAAAATGTGGGAAGAATAGGTGATGTATATGATCTAGCTCTTCCTCATATAATTGTAACAGGGTCCCCGAACGTTTTTGCTAATGGATGATATTACAAAATAAAATAAAAAATAATATCGTATTAATGACATATATAAATATACTGTAGGGACACTATAACTCTTGTCCTGATAACCAAATTAAGGAAAATATTATGACAGACCATATTTTAGTAGAAGATAGTTATATTCAATCCCTCATTGAAGGTGCTGCCTGGGATTTAGCTAAAGTCCCTCTAGGTGAGAAGAAAGACTCAGGTCAGAAGAAGGGTGATAAGGGTAAGGATAAGGATGACCCTAAAGCCAAGGATTTCGAGGACGGTGGAGATCGTAAGGGTGATAAGGGAGCCAAGGGTAAGAAGGGTGACAAGCCTGATTTTACCACAGGTGCCCGTAAGGGTGACAAGTCCAAGACTCACAAGGGTAAAGACTTTGAAGACGATGATGAAGATCGTGCAGACGAGTGCAAGGCTGGTGGATCAACTTATGATAAACCAAGCACTAGGACAAACATTGTAACTAAGGCTGATAAAGAAGGATCAAAGAAGTTGCACCAAGCGCAAGTGGCTAAGGGAAAACCAACTAATGGTGATGACAGTGATGACAAGAACGAAGCTGTAGAAGTTCATATGTGTCCTCTTTGTGAGACTGTCCTAGAGGAAGCCCTTACTGATGAGCAAGTTCAAGAGCACTTGGAACAAATTCAGGAATGGATGCGAGTTGATGAGCAAGATGATGAGGATGAGGATGCTGATGAAATGGAGGAACAGAGCAGTGATCCAGATGATCCCGCTAACAAGGAAAAGGTTGCGCGAGTAGCTGGTGGTGAATCTGATTATGATTCAGAAGGTCTTGATTCTAAAAAGCGTACTGGTCCCGTTGATCCCGATGCAGCTAAGGCACATGCATTAGCTAAGAAGGGTCAGGCAGATGCTGTTAAGAAGGGTAAGTTAAATGCCGCAAAGAAGAAGGTAGCAGAGAAGGTTAAGACTCTAAAGGCTTCGGCTAAGGGTAGTTGAGCTTAGTTATGGGCATCTCAGTTGGAGATTTTGCAGAACAACTAATGGCTCAAGATGAGTTATCCTCTAGGGTAGGTTCATCTAAAGCTCCTACATTTCAATCGGATCCTTCACACTATTCAGCAGATGTTACTCAACAAGCTCCAGATATTTCACAAGTAGAAGTTCCTAATAATTTTGTTCAAAGTATTACTGAAGGAACACAAGTAGAAGCACCCCCTGTTGTAGAAGAAGATCGTAATGGATTAAAAGAAGCTAACCCTATGGCTGACAAAGCTGTAGATATTATTATCGAAGGCATGGGGCGCATATTAGATGATGTTAAAACTACTTTAGATGAAGTGAAGACTCTCTTAACCGAGACTACCACAGTAGGTATGGGTGGTGTAAATGTAGCGAATGATGATGCTAAAAAGAAGAAAAATTCATACACTGACCTTTTAAAACAGTATAAGAAAAATAAGAAAAAATGATGAACTTATTTAATATTCTTGAGGGACGCTCTGAATCGGGCCAAGGTTCTAAGAAGGGTAGAGAAAAGTATACATCTAAAGAAGGAACTAAGGGAGAAGGAAAAGTTAAGGCTAAGAAATCTAGAGTAAGAATATTCACTACTATTGCTCATGCGCTACAACAGGGAAAAGTAGGAGAGATATTTAGTACTAAAGGTTCCGATAGAATATATGTTATTTCTAGATCTGATTGGGGAAAGAAGAGCCGCGGTAAAATTGCTAAGGGCTTTACTCCAGGTAGTTCTACTCCTTCCTCCGATTTTAAAAGTGTTAAAGCCCATGCAGCTAGGACTATGCTAAAACATGGAACTTCTAAATCAAATAGATTAATGCAGAAATATGGGCCAGGGGCAAAGGATAAAATAGATAACTCTAAGAAAGCAGTAGCGGGGAAAAAATAATGTTTATTACAGATACATTTGTTATTGAAAATCTTCAGATTCTAGAAGAGTCTAAGAGTAATGGTACCATGAAAATCGCTGGTATATTCCAGCGAGCAGACACTCCTAATCAAAATAAGCGTATTTATGAGAAGCAATTATTGGAGAGGGAGATGACCCGTTTGGATGAAGCTATTAAGGAACGGCGTTTAATGGGTGAACTAGATCACCCTACTCAGGATGCTATTCTTTTACATAATGTTTCTCATTTAGTTACTAAGCTTAATATGAAGGGTAATGATATGATGGGGGAAGCTGAGATTTTAAATACGCCTTGCGGCCAGGTAGCGCAGGCTCTTATTAAAGGTGGAGTTAAGTTAGGTATTTCTTCCCGAGGAATGGGTTCGTTGAGTGAGTTAGCCCATGGAATATCTATGGTTAATGATGACTACAAGTTAGTTACTTTTGATTTAGTTGCAGACCCTTCTACTAAGGGAGCCTTTCCTGGTCTCGTAAATGAGGGTAAGGATTCTAAATTTATTGAAAAAACAGTTAAAGCTACATATGACAAGGCTTTATCAGAGAAAATTTTTATTAGAATGTTGGAAAATAAATTAAACACAAAATAAAAATTTTTAATACTTTTTATACAACGTATATAAATAATATAATGACGGGAGTTTACACCCATGACAAACGATAAAATTAAACAGACATTACCAATCGCAGAATTGCTACCTGAGGGATTATCAGAAGCGGCTGTTACTGAGATTGCTACACTAGTAAATACTGTCATCTCTGAACAAGTAGAAACTAAGGTTAGCCAGTTAGAGGCTAAAGTTAAGGGTTTTATTCGTACTAGAGTTGACGAATTAAAAGATCAAGCTATAAGGGAGCTTCATGAAGAGGATGAGACTATCCGCAATGCGGGTTTATTTGAATCAGTGAAGACCCTTATGTCCTTGGAATTGAAAAAGGTCGATGAAGATAATGCAATTTCTGATCTCGTCCTAGAGCAGAAAGAGTATGAGGCTGAAGTAGAAGTTTTAACAGATGAACTCAGAAAATCTTTTGAGGAAAATGAAAAACTTAATACTTCACTAAATGCTATTTCAAACAAAGTTGACAAGCTTACAGAAGATAAGGCTTCTCTCTTAGAGGCAGTCGATATTTTAGAGGAATCTAAAGAGAAACCATTTAAATCTTCCGAAAAAGCGGTTATCATCGCAGAAGATGTTGATAAAAGGGAGGCCCCTAAGCGAGTAGCTCAGGAACTAAATGACCTCTTAACCCCCGAGGTTATGAAGTTCATGCCTCAATCCAATAACAAGTAAGGAAAACACAATGTTAGAAGAAAATTCAAACCTATTGACTAAGTGGGACCCCGTACTTGAGGGAATTGATAACGAGTATACTCGTAAAGTAACCGCGCAACTTCTTGAGAACCAAGCCAAGTCCATTATTGCTGAAAAGCATGACCGAGTGGATGAGGCAGATGCTCCAACTACAGTTGGTAAGCTTGGCACATTCCAGAAGTTCGCATTTCCTCTCGTCCGTAGGGTTTACCCACAACTTATCGCAAACAGCATCGTAGGCGTCCAGCCTATGGGTGGTCCTGTTTCTCAGATTTTCTATCTGGGTAACGACCGTGTTGCTGGTGCATGGGGCCGCACAGAGACTGTGTACAGCAAGTACCGTCTTACCTATGGTGGCAACACAGCAAGTGCTGTCTTCCGTGGTCCTGATGGTGAGCCCGCAGCTAACGTGGACAACAGTGCCGTCTTTAGCTCTATCTTAGGTAACGCTTCTGGTTCCCCATCAACTACGATGGGTGGTCAGATTGCTTCGTGGCCTGATGCTTCCACCATTCTCGGATACGCAGTGTCCTCTGGTGAGTTGCTCACTGGTGATCAGATCCCTGAGATCAATATGCATGTCGAGCAACAGCCAGTTGTTGCCCGTACTCGCAAGATGAGAGCACTTTGGACATTAGAAGCTGCTCAAGACTTGCGTGCATATCACAACCTTAACCTCGAAAGCGAGCTAACCGATCTTCTATCCAAGGAATTGACCTTGGAGATCGACCGCGAGTTGGTTGAAGACCTTCGTATGATTGCATACGATCCTTCAAACATGACAGGTTGGGATCGTGGTTCTTTGGATAATGGCAACTCTAACAGTTTCCAAGAGACTGGTACTCGTCATATCCCCGTTGGTCCAGGACGAGCAGCGCAACCAGTGGCAGGAGGCAACACCGCAGGCTTCATTCCTAATGAGTACCTGTATGATTTTGCCAACGCCAATGCATTCGACCTTTCGGGCACGAACAGCAATGTTTACTTGGTTGACCTGTCAGGTACCTTTATGCAACCAAGTGGTAAGTTTGCACCACAGCACGTTGGTATGATTTATTCCAACCTGCTAGCGGCGATTAACTTTGCGTCCAACGATATCTATAAGACTACGTTCCGTGGTCCAGGTACTTGGATTGTTACGTCGCCATTGATTGGTTCAATGCTTGAGTCGGCTGCGAAGCTTGAAGGTGGTTTACCTTCTAATATGGGTCCAAGTCCTACTTCCATCTCTTACAAGGGTAAGTTTGCTGGTAAGTATGATTTATACATTGATCCTATGTACCCAGAAGATGAAATCATGATTGGTTACAAGGGTTCTGGTCCAATGGATGCCGGGTATGTTTACTGCCCATACATTCCTCTCCAGCAGCTACCCACCATTACTGATCCTCAGACCTTCCAGCCCAGGCAGGGAATCCTGACTCGCTACGGTAAGGCAGCGGTCGCACCAGCATCGAGATTCTATCGAATCATTCGACTAGTTGGTCTATCCGCTAACTTCCTCTTCCAGCCAGGACTGAAGGCAGACCCAACTACAGAAACGCCGAAAGCTAACATAGTTGGTCCGTAATTAACTACTAGTTAGTTAAATAATAAGAGCCAGGAAATTAAGTTTCCTGGCTCTTTGTTTTTACCTATATATTAACAGAGGTAAAAAGTATGCCTATTAAGCCTAAGTTAGCACAGTTTGGCAATAGCTTCACCCCTTATGCGGGTAGTAATATCAATGATGGGGCTGAGAATACTGCGGGTGAGATTGATTACTCAAAGTTAAACAACACTACTATGGTGGATGGAGTGGAGTTCTCTCACTTTGATGAGAATATAAAAGATTTTATTCTTGCGAGGTTAGGGCACCCTGTTATTAGAGTGGAGCTTACTCCCTACCAAATTAAAACTTGCATTGATGAGGCAGTGGGGACCATGTATAACCATGCTCCTTTGTTTGCTACACAGTATGCTACCTTTGATATCACAGCTAAGGTCAACCTCTATGAGCTTCCAACTTATATCTTAAACAACTTATCCTATGTGGTATACAAGAAGACTCTGTTATCTATTCAACAGAAGGCAGGTACTTTAGAATTTGACTTTTTTATTAAATACTTTCAAGACAATTACTTGTTTCAAAACTTTGGTATTGGAGATTTCTATCTTCTCCAACAAAACTTAGAGATGACTCGAAAGATTCTAGGACAAGAAGGAGCTTTCTCTGTACTTAATAATAAATATTTACTTATAGTTCCTATGCCACAAGTTTCTATGCAGCAAGCAGTTATTGTGGTGTATAGAGCATTGGATTCAGATACCTTACATCCCGCTTACCGAAATTGGATTCAATTATATGCTTTAGCATGTGCTAAGGGAGCCTTGGGACAAATCAGAGGTAAATATAAAACTGTACCTTCACCTGGAGGGGGCGCACAACTCAATGGAGATCTTCTGGTTAAAGAAGGTCAAGATGAAAAAGAAAAACTTTTCCAGCGTCTTATTGATGAGTTTGAAGAGCCAGCAAGGTTCTCAACATACTAATGGAAAATAAAAAGAACTTTAAAGTAGGAGTTACACCTCCTCCTCTTCCTGAATTAGAGGATTCCAACGGTCAATTAAATTTCTTTGATCCTACTAATCCAGATATTAATCTTTTTAATATTATAGATGATGAGATGATTAAGATTTCAGGTTCGGAAATGCTATACTATC